GAAACAACAGCTGGATATGGTTTGGCTCAAGTAGCCAAAGAGCTGATAGACTTAATTTAAACCAAACGCTGTTAAGAGGTAATGCTTTTGGCTTTACAGCAACGGTTACATATCCTGCACCTGATGGAATAACTACAAAGTTATTATTTACAGAACTAGACTTTTTAGCTACAGGTGCAACAACTGGTACTCCTATTTCAGTAACTGATGCAAACTTTCCTGCTGGTACAATCATATCTTCGGTAGAAACACTAACACTTGATGGTACAAATTATTCAGTAGTTGAATTAAACCAAGCATCTTTAAGCACATTTACAGCAGGAGACAGTGTCATATTTGATCTTACCGAGGCTGCATATGCAAAACCTGGTGAAACTATCTTTAAGTTTATTGCTGTACCAGGAGAACGTTCAGAATTAGATCTATCACCGATTAAAGAGCTTACAAATACAAGTTTAGGAGGCAGAGGAGCATTTCCAAATGGTCCTGACGTACTTGCTATTAATATACGTAAGACTTCTGGTACTCCTATTAAAGGAAATGTTATTCTAAAGTGGGGAGAGGCTCAGGCATAGTTGTTTGGCTATCTCCTGGAAAAACTCTATAGTTATCTTCAACTGAATCGGCTGTAGAAACTTCGGTAATCGAGCTTCCTGCTTGAATACATTCTAATTGATGCGGCTGCAACGGTGGATTATGCCAAGTATCGCCTTCTTTTAGCTCTTGCATATTCATTTTTGCAGTTTTTGTGTCGATCCAACGAACAATAAAGCGGCCATTATTAACAAACCATGTTTCGTCCTTTTCTCGATGAAAGTGCATAGAGAATTTTGCACCAACCTTCTCAAAAACCATAATTTTACCGCAATATTTGTCATTTGTTGCCCAGATTATTTCAAATCCCCAACCTTTATCTATTTTTCCTTCAAGTCTTGTTGCCATTTTCCATCCATTCATAAGGTGTAGTGAACTTAAAGTCCCCGATTGTGTTTAAAAGTTTAGTATTATCACTGCATGTGTATTCTTGATACTGGCCAAGTAGTGACGTTGGCATTTCTACCTCTTCTATAGGTACATTCATGCGTTCGGCCATGAATTTTGCCACCGTACCGATACTTTCTGCATGACCACTACCTACATTCCATATACCACTCTCGTCAATATCTAAGAATTTTTCGGTAATTTTGCAAATATCGCCAACATATATAAAATCTCGGTAGTAATTATCAGAATTTATAAAAGGCTTAATACATCCACCTAATGCTTGTTTACGAAATTGATGAAAGATACTAGCTTGGGCGCCTTTGTGATCTTCGTACTCACCAAATACGTTAAAATATCTAAATCCTTGCACTCTGCATCCAAAACTACTAATGTCAGCGGAAGTTACAACACGATCAAAAAGATATTTTGACCATGCATAAGGTGATTTAGGTAAACATGGTGCAGTTTCTTTACAGTTTTTTAATGGACCATATACACTAGCACTAGATGCATACATTAAATTAGTTCCATGCGCTTCGCATAATCCTAACAATCTTGTCGAAAAGTCTAAATTTTGATCCATTACTGCTTCGACATCAGTACATGTTGTTTCACTAATAGCACCAAGATGGATAATTTGATCATAAAAATCAACAGCAGGCAACGTGTTAGGTATCCAGTCAAACCCTTCAACATCGTGTCCTTGTTTGTGTAAATATCTACCTAAATTTTGGGCTATAAATCCTTTATATCCTGTAATTAATATTTTCATTGTGTACTCTCTATAATATTTGTAGTCGAATAACCTTTAATTGTAGGAATAATATGCACAGGTGCAAGATCATGTCCTACAATTTCGTCAACCTTATAATCTCCGCCTTTTACTATTAAGTCGGGACTTAAATCTTTTATTAAATTGTAAGGAGTTTCCTCGTCAAATAGTATTACTTCGTCTACCCAGTCTAAAATTTCTAATTGCTCTAGTCTTGTTTGTTGATTATTAATAGGACGACTAGGACCTTTCAATTTCTTAACACTATTATCAGTGTTTAATCCTACAATTAATTTATCTCCTAAATTTCTTGCTTTTTTTAATAATGTTAAATGACCTTTATGCAGTATATCAAAACATCCGTTTGTAAAAATTATACGTTTTTGTAAATCTGTTTCTTTTAAGATATATGTACCGCTATGTTTTACACTTTCAGTAGATCCTGATACTGCTAATTTTAAACATTTTTCATAATCATAATTTTTTGTCAACCCGTATACAAATGCAGCCATAAAACAATCTCCTGCACCAGTAACATCTGATACTTCAACAGTGTCTACATTTACTTCATATACTTCGTTGTCTATATTAGCAATAACGCTTTTACCTGCTCGTGTTGTAATAATATTACCATGCCAATTGATAAAATATTCTTGAAATTCTTTTTCGTTAGGCTTTACTAGCCAAGCACCTTCATAATGACTTGCATGTTCTTTTGGATCTACAATTACTTTGCAACCATAAGTATTAAGGTGTTTGATAATTTCTATACTTTCATCTAGTGTGCCTTTGTTATAATCACTCAGAATAACATAATCATACTCATTAAAATCTTGTGATAAAATATATGTAAGGAACATTGATCCGTCTGCAATATAATCATCGTCAATGCGTGTTATATAATGCCCGTCACAAATTACTCTAGTTTTTACACTAGCCTTATCAAAGAAGTCAATAAGTTTAACATCGACACCTAGACTTTTAAGGTTCTCATATACAAGTCCTGCACCACCTAGTGTTTCTTTTTCTTCAATGTATGTAATTACAGGCACTGGCGCTTCGGGACTAATCCGTGAACTAGTGCCGTACACATATTTGTCAATTATTACATCTCCAAGTACTAATACTTTCATGATTTATTATAACATTCTTTTTAAATTTTGTCAAGTAAAGATATTACTTGAAAAACTGTGCGCAATTTTGTCTGATTTACTTTACTTTGAAGGGTGTTTCTAAGCCCATGATGGAGTGGCCTTGGCCACATACCGAAAGAAACCCATGCATAACCGTTATGTTCATTATTTAAAATAGGTATAAATTCTTGCTCTACTAAACACAAATATGTGTGAAAATGAAAATTTTCATCGTTGCTTACAAAACTTTCAAGGGGAATAGTTTTTTTAATAGGCGGCATACTTCCTATTTCTTCAGTAATTTCTCGTTTTAATCCTTCAAAAGGGGTTTCTCCTTCTTCATTGCCGCCGCCAACTAACCCCCAAAGGTTATTTTTTTTACCATTTGCTCTATGCAACAGTAAAAATCGTTCAGTTTCTTTAGAAAAGAAAAGTGCTCCGCTACATACTATATTTGTTTTCATACAGTATATATTTTAAAGTACAATTCTCCAGGTGCCAACCTGGTATTCGCCCTCGTATGCTTTGACCCATTCTACACCATTAAATTTATATTGAACTCCGGTATTTAAATTTGATGTATATGTGATATCAGATGTTGCAGAAGCATCAAATACTACGGTCCAATTTGAACCATCCCATTCTACTATATCATTTGCACCAGCTGTAAGATACGTTGTGTCTGTATTTTGCCAGGCTGCTGGTCCTTGTCCGCCAGTATGTGGTCCAATTGCTGATAGTAATAATAGTCTAACTCCACTAGATTTTATAGACGATGGGTCATAATTTGTTGGATCAATAATATAATCAATTTTTGATTTATTTTGTAATGTACTAGTAATGATAGTGTCCGTAGGTAATGTATCTTCGTCAAAATCTAAAATTAAACGTTTTGTATTTGTTTGATCTAATGTAAATGTAGCAACAACATCACCACTAATATCAGATCTTTTTAAGAATAACTTACTTATACCAGCTCTATAAGGACCAGAAAATTGTTCAAACATTGGTTGCCAGTCAATTTCACCAACAGTAGCACCTTCAACAATTAATGCAGTATTATTAAGAATTACAATATTATAATTATTATAGTTAACATTAGCTAATGCATCTGTATCGCCTCTAATAGCCTTACGTGAATCACCATCTCTATTTTCACTTGTAGATCCTAACGGATTGTTTTGGTATGCATCGAGTGTAGGCCTTGCTTCGCCAAAGTCGATTACACCTGCTTCTTCATTAAAGATACTTGTAATAATATTTGTAATAACGCCTAATCTTTTAACCTTTGCAGGTGGACTAATAAAAATAGGTGTTGTAAAACTAATCGATCCAACATCTATTTCACTATCAACACCTACTGGAATGCTTCTATTACTCCAATTTATGTTTTCTAAGTGTACAACACTTAAACTTGTCCAATCGACATAGTTATCAGTAGTTTGTATTTCTAAACTAGGATTAAATAAGCATAAAAGTTGTTCTAAAATCTGAAGTTTTTGATCAGTGTTAGTACTCCATACATCTACGTTAACACTTAGTATATATGGTACAGGCATAATACGTTCTACAGTATATGCATTACCTTGTTCTTCACCATAGGTATTTGTAGCCGGATCATATTCTCTTTCACGTACATTTACTTTGCTTACGTAACTTTGATCGCTAGTACGTGATCGATCCATTTCTAAACCTGTAACATATACAGACATCCGCGGTGCACTTGGTATTTTATTCTCTGAGTTATCTCTAATAATACTAGATACCTGTCTAGTCATATCACCATACATTACTGGAATATTAGTAAACTGTCCTTTGTTGTCTTGATATTGAAAATTACTCATTAATCGAATAATTTGCGTAAGATAACGTCTTATTTGTCCATCATAAAAATGTTGCATTAATTGTCCGCCTTAGGCCTAAGTGCTTTACTTAACGATTGTCTTTCTTCTATAACATCGCCACCTATTGTACTTGTATTTGTGTTGTTAATAAATGATGTTTTTTGTGTTTGACGTAAATTAGTGTTTGATAGTGTCATTCGTACACTATCTTCTTGTCTAACCCATTTAGATCCATTATATCTAAACAGTTTATTTGGTAAAAAATCATTACGCAAAAAATAATCTCCAGTAGCAGCATTTAATGGAAAATTAATACCAAACCCAAACGTTTCTCCGTCAGGTGCTAGACCATCACCTATGAGGTATCCGTCATAGTCGTCCTTAACACCTTCTTCTGTAATACGCTCAGAAACTACTTCAGGTACATCAGATGGAAAACTTTGCTCAATGATATTTGTTCCGTCTTCTGCTACTTTTTTAGTATACAAATGACTTGTCTCATAACCACTCAACGGTGAATCTGCTTCTGCCTGCTGTACTATTGCTTCGTTAATTTGCATTTCACGTTCAAACGTACTTAAAA